CTGCACAATCTTTTGATTGAAAAACAGGGCATCCGACAGTTTCTCGCTGCTATTTATTTTCATGAGTTGAGCATATTTCCGATATTGCCCGACTGTTATGCTATTCACGAAATACTTTTCATCTTTGCAGGGGATGTATATTTCCGGCATCACTTGACGACGGTAAAATTTTCTTGAATCTTCTCCATTTTTTTCTGAATCTTTTCTGCGATGTCGATGTCGACCATCATAAACTCGGTGATTATCTCGTCAGCAGAAAGACCGATTTCCGGATTTTTCAATTCCTCAATCGTGAACTGGTCGCCGTAGAGACGGACAATCCACTCACACATCAACTGAATGTGCTCTCTCTTGTATCCGCTCTGTTGTGTGCCGTTTATTGTCTCAGATGCATCCAAATAGTCCATGTAGTCATCTGCCCCGATTTTAGGCATCGTGTACTTTTTCTGATTGATTACAATTTCATGTTTTGCCATTTTATTTCCCTCCTGTTATCTGTTGCTGACTAACCTTTAACCGCTGCCTGTTCTTTTTCCTGCACCTTGCTGAACCAGTCCTTGATTGCTGTCGCTGCATCCACATCCTCGGCGACGAGGTTGCTTTCATCGACTACAATCTGATAACGACCATCTTTCTGACGGTCATAGAAATCGCCCTTGATGGTGTTGCTCTTGACTGCGATTTTTTCTGCCTGTGTCTCAAATTCGTCATCGAGACCCTGTCCGAATTTTCCGCAGTAAAGCCATGTAAATTCATACTTTCCATTGCGTCGTTTGGTTCTGAATCCGAGGGCGAGTTCCGGTGCAAGGTCGTCCTTGCTCTTGATAAGGAATCCGTTCTCAAATAACTGTCCGAACAGCATTGCTCTGTCCTGTGGTGCAAGGGATGCGAGTTCGATTTCCACCTCTGTTCCCTCGTATGATGTGATTGTGTCCTCTGTACCGTCGTCAGAGTAGACCTTTTCACTTGACCATTTGTCTGAAATTTTTGCATTGACCGCTCTTGCCAGTTTGACCGGAACGTCTGCTGCATACGCTGTCTGTGTGTTCTGAGTTAATAATGCAGCATAGATGTCTCTCAATCCGCAATATCTGCTCCTTACGATAGGTATTACCTCTGCCATTTTTATTCCTCACTTTCTTCGTAAAATTTATTGAATCGTTGTGCTTTCATGTATATTCCATTTTGAGGTTTGGAATCGTCTGCATTCCTTGCCTCAAATAAGAATCCACTTGCTTTCATAAGTTTCTTGATTTTCGCTGCAAGTTCAACCTCGTCATTCCGAGAAAAGATTGTCACCTGCACCGTAATTTGAACGCCCTCGGCAGTGTCATCCGAATAGCTGTCCTCAGTTTCACCGCAATCCCACAATGTCACATGTGTCTCTTTGATGTCCTCTCTGTACCATCCTTGCACTACTTGTATGCCGGAGTTTTCTACCTCCTGCAACGCCTCGGCTGCGTCCTTGATGATGTCACTCATTGAATCACCCCACAGTCTTGTTCAAATAGTCTTGATATTCACTTTCTGCGATGCTCTGAATCTGCCCCTCAACCGCACGACCTGCCTTGTATATGAACTCTTGAGGCGGTCTTTTTACCGTTCCCCAGTTTATGAATTTCACATAAAAGTGTTCACTGTTGTCTGCTTTCGTCCATCCCACATCTGCCTCGGCTCTCGTTCCGCTCACTTTGACCTTTTCAAGCGGAATCGCATCTGCTGCATGACCGGACGGGTGTGACTTTGACCCGAATCCTCGACCGGACAGGTTTTGATTTCTTGATTTTGGCATCTTGCTCGACATCTCTTTTTGAATGATTGGTTGTGCCTTGGT